TTAAGAAAAATAAACGCCACTGTTTAGATTCTTGGTCAAGTGCTTCAAAATAAGTTGCAAAGTCAGCTCCACTATAGAATTTTGGTTTACGTTTTTTAGTTTAGGTCGTTCAAGTGACTCCATTGGACTTTTTGAAATTATTTGCCACGTCACAGCTTTATTGAATAAGATCCTCAGAATTTTATCTAATTCATAAATAGTACTACTTGAAAGAGGTACGTCTTTCTTGCGTTTGCCGAAACCAGGTTGTGAAGCTTCGTTTAAGAAATCAACTATATGAAGTGTTTTGATTTGTTCAATTCGCATTGCGCCAAAACGAGGAAGAATGTAGTTATTAAGTTTCTCCATATAATTATTATAAGTTTTTTTTAGCATAAAAGCTTTTAGCATATTTTTCAGACCAATCATGAACAAAATCCTTAAAATATTTCTTCTGAGGCTCAATGTATTCTCCAGCCTCAACTTGCATTTTGAACTTTAACCATTCTTCTTCTAAGTAGCCTTCTAATTTTCGTTTGGTTTTCATAAGTCTAGAATCTACTTTAATGGTTTTTGTTTTTCTTAAGCGCTTGCCATTTTCGTCATAGCCTAACTCCACAAATAACGTAAATGAATTCTTTCCCCTTTGAGTATAACTAGCCATATTTAAACCTCCTTTTAGGTTATTATAAAGGGCAGTAATCCGGTGAAATGGTAAACTTTTGATTGCGATAAATACGATCCAGTCTTTCAACAACCAGTTCTTTACGTACTTTAAAAGTCTCTGATAATGTTCCAATGATTAATTCATCAGTGAAATCATAGTGTTTAATCATGTGGGAGGGGAGAGCAGCATAAAGAGTGAAGTGTCTAGCGTCACGTTCTTGCAACTCTCTAAATGCTTCAGGAATCATAGACTGATGACCACAATGTCTAAGGACATGACAGAGCTCATGGAAGAATTGTTCACGTTGTATCTCTTCCTTTTCGCGCGAGTCAATAATGATGCCTTTATAACGACCGAAAACATCATATCGGGGTAACATAGGCTTTTTATGTAGATAAATACCATGCTTTAATGCAATTTGAAAGATGTCCATATCGTGAGAGGATAAAACTTTGTTACGTAAATACCATTTAGTTACCCATTCTTCTAGTGCAGTTTTGTAATATTTCATAATAATCCCCCCTTTAATTAAGAACATATGTTCGTATTAACAGTATAAAAAAAGTCTTCCAAAATTGGAAGACTAAAAAGATAAAAAAGTTACTTCGAAGTCTCAACTATTCGCTTAAAAAGAAATATCCTCATCCATCATAGTAAATTCTTTTAATATAACTGGACTACCTGGATAAAGTATCTCATATCCTATTACTGCTTCAACTGTTGCTCCGCTTTTAACGTTTGTATCTCCCATTTTGACTAAATCTGGTTTATAATCATCTGGGAATAATCCATTTGCTCCATTAAGTATTTCGACTGTAGTGTCAGTTTCTTGCTCCGCTTTCAAAGCTAATGCCATCCAAGGGCTGGTTGGTTCATCGGTTTTATTTGTGAATTCAACTTCGACAGCAAGTATTGGTCTATCTTCATATTTACCCGTTAACTGTTCAGTTCCTTTAATGACATATTTGTAATCTTCGTTCTCTAAAACAGTGTCGCTAACTTCACTTTCATCACTAGATTCTTCGTCTTTATTTTCTTTTTCATTTTCTGTCTCTGAATCCTCATTTTCAGTTTCTTGATCACCTTCATTAGTTTCTTCTGTCTCTGTTTCATCATTAGTGGTATCAGCTTCTGTCTCTCCATCGTCACCACATGCTGCCAAGAAGATGGTCAGCATTAAACTAGTAGAAGTGATAATAGTTTTTTCATTATTAATTACCCCCTGAGTAAATTTATTTATGTTAATTGAATTTAACGCCAACATTAGAATCTTCTTAATATAATTTATCTTTATAATCAATGGGGAAGAACAAGCCAATTTTCTTTTCAAATGTTTCTTCATCCACATTTCTTTTTAAATCTTCATAGGCATTATACAAAACTTCCTTAATGTAATCTTCCTCTTCATCTAGGGCAGCAAGCAAACATTGGAAACATTCTTCTTTTGTTAAATAATGAAATAGTAAGCCTTGGAAGGTTTTATCCCAAGCTCTGAAAAATTCTTCTTTTAGTTGCTCCTGGGATAAATTTAATACTTCTTTTAGTTTTAGAATTTCTAAACCCGTAGATGTACCATATGTCATAATATTTGGGTGAGATACCCCTTTTCCATTCGATAAACCACTTAACTCTATGATAAAGACTCTGAAATAATTAAATATAGCGTGACTATATTTATTTTCCTTTCTTAGCTGTTTTGCCATGTTACTTAAATCAATGGACATTAAACCATAATTAAGTTCTTCAGAGTGTTTTAAAAAAGCTTTTTGAAATAAAGCCCAAGAAATGTCACCATTAGGAGGGTTGTATGTTCCTTTAAAGTTATTTACAAAACTTATAGCGTTTGCAACATTATAGATTCCATCTTTAGAATCGTTTCTGTGAGCCGGAACTATGTAATAATATTCTTTTAGAACCTCATGACCCTTCCCGGTAATCACTAAACTTTTATCCTTCACATATTTATCAACTTCATCAAGAGAGAAGTTTTCTATTATCCTCTCAATTAAAGCAGCTTTATTTCCTGAGACTTTTAGACTTTTAGTTTTTAGTAGTTCTTTTAATTCTGGTACTTTAAGTGATGGTAACGATTCAAATGGTGATGCTTGTCTAAGATATCCATTATTAATCAATTTTTCGGTTGATTGCCCTGTTTTAAGTCCGTATGTATATTCGAAATATCCAGGTGGGTTTGAAGAAGTACTTTTACCATCTAACCAATTAATTAAAATAATCTCCCCTGGAAGTAAGCCATTAGAAAGTTTCTTTTTATAAACTGGATTTATGTCGTTATTGTAATGTACAGATGTTTCGATTTTCGCATTTACTTTAAATTTTGTTTTTTCTATCGTTTCACCAAATAAGCTTTTGAAAATATTAAATATGCTCATTATATCCCTCCTCAAATTAATAAAAAGACACACTAACTAAGTGTGCCTCGATCTTGGTGTATGTAGTTATTTACTCGCTATCTTTATTTTTCTCTCTTGCTTTATTAACAATAAACTCAAAATAATCCTCAAGCTGCTTTAATTCTTCTGGCCCCATCTGTTTCCATTTCTCTATATCGAAGAAACCTGAATCCTCAATGCCGTATTTTTTTAGTAGGCGATTGTGTTCAGCTATGGGGTCGAAATCATTTTCCTTTTCTTTATCTGTTTTGCCTAATAAATAGTCCGTGGAAACGTCTAATGCTTCAGCAATATTAGTCAAAATTTCAGGTTCTATTTTCTTTTGATAACCTGTTTCGATTTTATTCATTTTGGTTTGAGAGACGTTAATCTTATAAGCTAATTCAACCTGCTGTAAGCCTCTACGTTCTCTTAAGTTTTTGAGTTTTTTACCTATATCCATAAGACATCTCCTCGAGAACTATTATAAACTTTCTAAAAAAGAAATAAATAATTTATTCTAAAATAGAAATAAAAAGTGTTGACTTTCTAAAATAGAATATATATAATCTAAGTAAGATTTCTAAATTAGATATTTGAAGCGAGGTGACATAAATGAAAATAAATTTACATTTGATTAAAGAAAAACGAAAATCTTTAGGGTTCACCATTAATCAGATGTCAGAATTTCTGGGATTGAGTGACTCATCTCAATATTGGAAAAGAGAGAAAGGCCATTACAATTTTAAAGTTGACGAGCTTTCAGCACTCTCTGAAAAACTTAATATTCCATTTAATGATCTTTTTTGTCTCATTCAATTTCTAAAACGGAAATTGAACAAAAAGAACAGGAGGTGTCTTAGGTGAATCAAAACCATCAAGTTCAACAACTGATAAAACGTGTTAATAAATTAGAGAAAGAAGTCGCCGCGCCAACGACGACTTATGCAATTAACGTACAATTAAACACCAAAAATTTAGTGATGCTTTATTTCCTCTTAAATGGGACTAATTTGATTTTTGAAGTTCATCTATAGTTGTTTGCAATAAGTCAATCATAAACCTGTAATCTTGAGCTCTCATTTTTCCGGTGAGCTCAGCTACCATCATCATAATTTCAGAACCGAGATTTTCAATTTGTATCGATTTACCGTTTATTCTCTCATCAACTAACTTCTGAATTTCTTCAGCACCTATAGGTTTATGAACTTCATATAAACGACTAGCGATTTCTGCGACATCGATGTTTCCCAAAGATTACACCTCCTTCCTGTATCTACCATTCGACAGGGAAGAGGAAAATCCTACAGAGATAATTGACTTTTCAACATTTGAAAGGGGGCGTTGAACATGACAGACCGTATGACCGCACAACAAACAGCTGATTACTTAGGAGTATGTTTAGATACCGTTTATCGAATGGCACGTAAAAAAGAAATTCCGCACTACCGAATTAGACGTAATGTCTTTTTCTCTAAACAGTCCATCGATAACTGGATCAAAGAGCAAGAACAAGACAACTACAAGAATGAACCGCAAGTAAGTTCATTCTAAATATATTCTACTAATCTATTAACCAAAAGATGGTAAGAGAAGAGGTGAAATTAATGACCAATGGTAAAAATGACGCAACAGATGCTTTGAAACAATCTAGAAAAGAAACTGGATTAACACAACTGCAGTTAAGCCTTGAAACAGGTTATTCAAGAGAAGCCATTTCACAACAAGAAAATGGACGAGCTTCTGTAAGTCCTGAGTTATCTAATCATATGAGTTCTAAATACAATGATCCACGAATTGGAATTGAATCAGCTTACGAGTATAAAAGTTGGGGCTTAGGTTGGTTAGATGGTGAAGCTCTAGATCAGCATAGAGCAGCAGTTGTTATGCGTACCAAAAAAGAATTAAAAGAGGCCCTTGAATCGATTGATGAAGTCGCAATCGCGAAACAACCGAAATATATAGAAATCTTCGAGCGACAACAGATAGAAAAACGCGTTAGTTGAATCAGCTGAAGCTATTGCGTTTCTAGAGTTTGAGATTGCAAAGCTATGTAAAGATTATGATTTTAAATTCCACGATATTTTTAATACAGCTGAACAGCGAATGAGAGCTGAGAGATTAGTAAAGTAATTAATCCTTAAAAAATTACTAGAAAGGGGTGAACAAGATGAGTTATGGAGAATACACCGATTGGGTAAAAGCAAAAGAAATTTATCAAGAACGAGTTAAGCGAGCTATTAATAGTTCTAACCCTATCAAATCTTTAGATCGAATTAGGGAAGATCTACAAGAAGCTTATGACCTTACAGACTATAGTAATCAACAAATTCTTGAATTTTATAACAACGTAAAACAACTCATGTTAGAGCAGGAGGTTGCTTAATGTCATCATTCACACTCGAAGAAAAATAGAACGAGAGCTAGCCTGTATTGAATATTTGCAAAGTCGAGTTCGAATTGCCGTTCAATACAACGATCATAAAGATGTGATTGGTTTTATAGATGCATTAAAAATATCACTTGATTCATTAAAAAAACTACAACATGAACAAGCATATCAAGAAAACTTAAAGAAGTTTGCAAATGACATGCAGGCCAAAGGTTTTAATGTTCACCACTTAATTTGGCACACGGACACAAAAAATAACCACTCTGCCAAGTGGTTAAAGAGACATAAAGCAATACTTTAATTAAGTCCTCATTCTCATTAAATCATTATTGAGTGTGAGGGCAAGGAGGAGGCGGAAAAATGGATCTCGAACATCCAACAATTACTCGCATGAGACGCACAGGCTATCCAAGAATTCGAGCGGAGATTGAACGCACCTTTGAATGTGAGCAATGTAAACGTGAATTAAGTGGACATGTCATTCATCACAAAGACGGGCACTTTTGTAACGAAACATGCTTAGGAGAACATTTAGCAGAAAATGAAGAGTTTGAGGAGGTCATTGTATGAGCGCTGAAACAGTTTTAAACACACAGGAATTATCACGTGAAGAATGGCTTTCAGAACGAAATAAAGGGATTGGCGGAAGCGATGCTTCTGTCATCCTTGGTCTTAATAAATATAAAACCCCATTTGAGCTATGCTTGAGAAAACGGGCCAATCCTATTCTGAAGACCAAGGAAACGAAGCTGCATATTTTGGAACATTACTAGAGGATATGGTTGCTAAAGAATTTGAAGTTCGAACAGGTAAAAAGGTTAGACGTAATAACTTTATGCTACAACATCCAGAACATGAATTCATTATGGCCAATATAGATCGAAAAGTTGTTGGAGAAAATGCGTTACTTGAATGTAAAACAGCCAGTGCTTATTTAGCGAAAGACTGGGAAGACGATGAGATTCCAGAACCCTATTTAGTCCAGGTGCAACATTATTTAGGTGTAACGGGTTATGAAAAAGCATATATTGCCGTTTTAATAGGTGGTCAACGTTTTGTCTGGAAAGAGATTGAACGAGATGAAGAGCTCATTGACATGATATTTGAAGCTGAAGTTCACTTTTGGAATTACCATGTACTTGGTAATAATCCACCAGCTTTAGACGGTTCCAGTGCAGCTGAACAATACTTGAAAGAGCGTTATGAACGCTCTGAACAAAATAAAGTAGTGGATCTAGGTTATGAGTTCCAAGATAAGATACGACATTACAACGAATTGAAAGAATCTATTAAACAATTACAAGAGCAAAAAAGCAGATTGAACACGAAATTAAACAGGAATTAGAAGAGGCTGAAGTTGGACATGTCGGCACTTATGAAGTCAATTGGAAATCACATGAACGTAGGACAGTTGATTCTAAACGTCTTAAAAAAGAGTTTCCTGATATCTATGAAAAAGTCATAAAAACTACAGTATCAAGACCATTTAAAGTGAAGGAGTTGGTATAGATGGCAACTAATGAAAAACTCAAAAATGAACTATCGAATAAAAAGAAAAATCAACCTCAAAAAACTCAAGGAACGACAATGAAAAGTTTATTAAACTCTCCAGCTGTTATGAAGCGTTTTGAAGAAGTGATGGGGAAACGAGCTAATCAATTTACTTCATCAATTCTTAATCTATATAACAGCGAAAAAATGCTTCAAAAGGCTGAACCTATGAGTGTTATCTCATCTGCGATGGTTGCAGCCACTCTCGATCTACCAGTTGATAAGAATTTGGGTTATGCGTGGATTGTTCCATACGGAGGTAAGGCCCAATTCCAATTAGGATATAAAGGTTATATTCAATTAGCTCTTAGAACAGGACAATACAGGAATATTAATGTGATTGAAGTTTACGAGGGTGAGCTTCAAAAATGGGATCGATTAACAGAAGAAATTGAACTTGATTTTGATGAAAAGAAATCGGACAAAGTGATTGGTTATACGGGTTATTTTGAACTAATTAATGGCTTTAAAAAGACGGTTTATTGGTCTAAAGAAGAGATTGAAAAGCACAAGAAGAAGTTCAGTAAATCAGATTTTGGTTGGAAAAATGATTATGACGCAATGGCTAAAAAGACGGTCATTCGAAACATGTTAAACAAATGGGGCATTCTCTCCATTGATATGCAAAAAGCTTATGTAGAAGATGTGAGTGATCCGAGTCAACGACAAGAAGTTAGTGAAGAGGAACAGAAAATTATCGATGCTGAATTTATAGAAGCAGATGAGGGACAAAGTGAACCTGAGAAAACAGCTGAAGAAGTCGCAGCTGAACTAAGCAATGAAAACTAGAGAAACAGCTATTCCAGATGTATATGTTTGGATTGCTCAGAGCTCTAAAAATCCAGGGATTCAATTTAAACGATATGTGGCGGCATACGTCCGTCACAATTTCCCTGGTTATCGGTTAAAGCGTATTGAGAAGATGACAGCGATTTTGGAAAGAACAGGTGATGATCATGAATTACCTTAAAGAGCTTAATACGTTTCATGAGTGGCTTGATACGAATCCTTTACCCAGTGGGGCAATTGTTTTGTGGTACACGTTAATGGCACTTAACAATAAAACTAACTGGCAGGGTGAGTTCACGGTTGCAAATGGAACGTTGCAAGCTAAGACGGGTTTATCAAGGCAGCAATTACACCGTGCAAGAACAGATCTCATAAACGCAGGACGTATTAAATACAAAAAGTCTAATCGTGTGAATCAAGCTGGAAAGTATTCGATTGTTAGTTTTGATACACGAGACGGACACAAAGCGGACACGGAAGAATACACGAACCGGACACAAAGCGGACAAGAATTGAGCACATTAGTTAAACATAAACAAGACATAAACAAAACAAAACATATACCTAGCCTAGCTAACGCGCGCGTAATTCATTTAGCAGAGCAATATTTTATTAGTATCTCAGAGAGAGATAAATATTTGCTCAATGATTTTGTGACGAGCTAGGTGAAGAACTAATTACGGAAGCACTGAATCGAGCTAAAACAGAGCTAAAAGGATTTAAGTATGCACTTGGCATTATTCGTAATTGGTCCCAAAAGGTATTCAATCAATAGACGAAGTTAGGAAAGATGATGAGAATTTTGAGTTTTATAAGCAGCGTAAATATGGCAATGGCCAACACATGCCTGAATATGATCCTGATTTAGATGGATTTTAGAAACGAGGTGAACATATGCAACAAGCTAAGGCTTTTCTTAGTTCCATCAAAAGAGCTGGGGAAGAAATATGTGAGTCATGTGGCAATGTCTATCCAGTCTATGAAACACCAAGAGGAATTTTGGGCGCTTGTAAACCTTGTGAGGATCGTAAGCTTAAAGAATCTCTTAACCTACCAAGCAAAGACGAACTAGATAGTATTAAAGCGAAAAACTTTATTGAGCGATTCACGGTAGTTCCTGAGCATTTGCAACATGCCACAATCAATTCGTATCAAGCCATAACTCCTAGTCAAATAACGCTTAAAGAGTGGGTTGTTGATTTGATCAGAAACTTTGAAGTACGTCCATCTGACTCACTAGTCGTGAGCGGTAAAGCCGGACTTGGAAAAAGTCATGTAGCTTATGCAACAGTCAAAGCCCTTAAAAGTCGCGGTTATAAAGTTTTATATTTCGAGGTGTCTAAGCTCCTTGACTATTTTAGAAAAGTCTATGACAACCATGCTAAATACTCCAAAGATGATTTATACAACATGATTGAGAAGCTAGATCTACTTGTGTTAGATGACATTGGCTCCGAGTACATTAAAGGGAACGAGAATGGGCAAGAAACATGGGCTTCTGAGGTGCTGTTTAATGTTTTGAATCTAAGGCAAGGTAAACGGAAAATCGTCACAACGAACTACACTGAACGTCAACTGCAGCAAAAATACGGCATACATGGTGAACGTATAACATCACGTATGTTTGACCATGCAACGAGCATTCGACTAGAAGGACAAGATTATCGTAAAAAGGGGGATGCCTAATGTGGCAAAAAGAAGGACCAGGCATTTATAAAGTACTCGGTACTGGAATGACTGAAAAAGAAGTCATGGCCATGAGCGAGCGTACAGATAAACGAATTGAAGAAGCGAGGCGAAAACTGAATGACAAAGCTAGCTGAAGCAATTGAATTTACGGTCTATGGAGAGCCAGTCGCTCAAGGACGGCCAAGAGCTACGACTATCAATGGACGAGCTAGAATGTATGACCCAGCCAAGTCAAGAAACTACAAGCAATATATTAATCTCGTAGCTGCAGACCATCGGCCAGAAAAATTACTAGATGGACCACTAAAGCTAGAGGTTGATATTTATAGATCCATTCCTAAATCAATGCCTAAGTATAAGCGAAAAATGATTGACCAAGGCACATATAGACCCACAGTTAAACCTGACGTTGATAACTTTATTAAAGGTATTAAGGATGGCTTAAACGGTGTGATTTGGGAAGATGATAAGTTAATTGTCGAACTAATCGTGAGGAAATGGTACTCAGATTCACCAAGAGTCAAAATTAAAGTTAATCACTTAAAAGAATTTGAACAGCAACAGCTACTAATAAATTAAAGGAGCGGTTTCTATATGACTTATGCAAATTTTAAAGCGTTAGTGAAGAAAGTGAATTTAAAACCTAAAGGGATTCAAGAAGTTGTGCTTGAAGTTTCGGATGTTCAGACACGAGGGCAATTAGAAAACCTAGCAAGTATGATTGATAGCCACGCTCAAATAGAAATTGAATCATCAATTATTAATTATAACGTGACTGTTGATGCTCATACTCGAAAACCTTTGACTGAATACAAAGTAGATGAACATGGAGTCGTACAAGAGGTTAAAGATCCAGAACAACTAGAATTACCTGGAATACCTAAAGAAGAAGTGAAAACCGATGACGAAGAAAAACAACTCGAAAAAGAAGCCATCGAAAAATTCGTATTAAGTGGCATGGCTCCAGAACTCGATGATTTTCCTAAGAACTTTACTGAGATTGTTAAACGTCGCTTAGAAGGCGATTCTTATTCCAAGTTAGCAAATGAACTTGATATGAACTCTGGAAAGATTGTAGAGGTCATTGAAGATTACTTCAAACAAATAGCTCCATTAGCTGCGAAATGGTGGGAATGGAAGCAAGGACAGAACGAAGGAGAATCAAATGAGCAAGATCAACATGATAATACTGATGAAGACTCGGACGAAGGAGCAGCATAATGGTTGCTGCTTCCCTTTAATTATATTAGGAGGCGAACATTGGTGAAAAAGTGTGTTGAATGTAAAACAAAGCGTGCTAATTTTGCAGGAGGAAACTTGTGTGAAGACTGCTGGCGGAAATTTTTGAGACACAGGGCTTAATAAATTCGAGTTTATTTAGAACTAATGAACTAGGACTAAGTACATGGAAAATAGTGAAAGTGAGGAAAGTAAAATGAGAACTAAAGACATTCCATTTCACAATCTAGCAGAACGTCAATTGTTGTTGATAGCACAAAAACAACAAAACTATTACCTGAAATTAATAAAGAATGGCTTACTAGATACCAAATGAATTTTCCATACAGACTAGATATTCGCTCAAGAATTATTAACGCACTGCTTGATCGTGAAATTCCAGATGAGGAATGCGACTCTTTTATTTTAAAACAGGCTAATGAGCTGCGCGAAAAGCGAAGAGAGCGGATTAAAGGTTATCGTAATCATGTAAAGAGGTGAGTAAAGACTAATGTTAAATAGAGTTGTTTTAGTTGGGAGATTAACAAAGGACCCAGAACTCAGTTACACACCTAACGGTACAGCTGTTGCTAATTTTACCGTAGCCGTTAATAGACCATTCTCAAATCAACAGGGAGAACGAGAAGCTGACTTTATAAACTGCGTAATCTGGCGTAAGCAAGCTGAGAATCTAGTAAACTATATGAAAAAAGGTTCTATGATTGGAATAGACGGAAGAATCCAAACGCGTAGTTTTGAAGGACAAGATGGTAAGAGAGTTTTGTTACTGAAGTTGTCGCTGAAAGCGTACAGTTTTTAGAGAGTAAACGTCTGAGGAATCTAAGTCTAACAAACAGCAAAATGCAAGTTTAAATCAAAATAAATCAAATAAAAACGTATTAGATAACGAAGGGTAGCCAGTAGATCTTCAAGATGATGATTTACCTTTCTGAATGGAGTGATATGATTGAAAAAATCTTTTGTGATGTTTGGAATCGTTTGTACGCTGAGTGTTATTACAATCATCACTATGATTTATGTTCTGATTGACATATTGACATAAAAAAGGAGCTTAGCGCTCCCAAAAATATAACTTGTCTCAACGTTATTTTAACATAGGGGGCGTAGCTCATGCGATTAAAACCAATACCAGTAGATATGAAAAATCGACAAATTTTGATAGATATTGAAGGGAACGAGCCTTTTTGCGTCGTATACAGTAATGGAAAAGCAAAAATTACAAAGTTACCTTCTCATGGAGAGACAAAAGTGATTACTCACCAAGGGAAGGTGAAAAGGGTTAAGTTTGATGAGGGGGAAGAGTTTTGAGTCAGGAAATTAACGAAAGAGTAAATTTTAAAATATCTGGTTCTGATCTGAATGTTGAAGATGGTTATGACTTATACTATCTATCGCAAAGTATGGAAGTGTTCCATCAGTTGATTGAAAAAACTTATTTAACATTAAAAGACGAAAAGTATATGTCTAGAAATAGAAGAGAAGATTTAAAAATAAAGGTTTTTAATATTAAGCCTGGTTCATTTGAAGCAGATTTTGTGATAACTGTTTCTCATGTTTACCCATCATTACTACCAATAGTTACTTCTTTGACTGCAGAAAACATATGGAAGATTGCTAAAGAAAGCTTTGATTATCTTAAAGTAATTTTCCAGGCAAATCAACGAGGAGAAGAAATATATATGGAAAATAACAATACAGGGGACGTTAATGTATACAATGTAAAAGGTGATTTACTTATCAACACACATCCAGATGTTGTTACAACTGCCGTTGAAACTTACCCAACTTACAAAAAAATGGCTAATTTAATTGATGAAAAAGATAAAACCTTTGAAAAGGCCGAATTTAGTGATTATAAAAGCTCTTCGAATTTAATAAAAATTGGAGTTGAAGAAAAAATGCTTTTACAAAACAAAAATATAATTGAAGAAGAACCGATAGAATTTATTGGGAAAATTTTTAATGCAGATGCAAATAAAAATAGTGGAAAATTAGAAGTATTAGATTCGAAGGATATACCAACGGGAGAATACTCGTTCGAATTTCTTGATAAAAGAAGTCGAGAGGTAAAAGAGTTCTTTGATGAAAAAGGCGAATTTTCAGCACTAAAAGAGTCAGCATTTAATCCAAACACATTAAAGAAATCTATTAACAAATTAAGAATTGTAAAAGTTTATCCGTCTAAAAATGATTGAGGGATGTAGTTCTACCAGCCAACTGGAGGACACTGATTAAGTAAGTTGCACACGCAGCTGCTTGATTGGTGTCCTTTTTTATTTATCAAGGGGGTTAATGATGAAAAAGATGAAGTACACAATTATCTTCAAGGTTCATCCTCACAGAAGAGATAAACGAACGGGTGTACAGCAACCGGTCAAGCCCAGTAACTATTATAAAGAGTTAGGGAAAGAAGGGGCGGGGTGGAAAGGTGAACAAAAACAGATTGAGAGTGCGCTTAGAGATTATAACTGGATGTTAAATGAGATTAAGAGACAGAGAGATTTATTACAAGTAGTCGGAGGAAATGTTGTTGCCCAATCTGGAATAGAATCTACTATGCCTAAACCAAAAGGAAATACTAGTGATCCTGTTGCCAAAGAAGTGATTAGACGTGACAAGAAAAGTAAATGGGTTCAGAAATTAGAACGCAAGGTTCTATTCATACAAAATAATATCCATGTCATCCAAGATCCAAGAGAGAAAGCGGTCTTAGAATGCATGTTAGATGGTTTAAGCATGAGTGCGATTGGTCATCACATGGGATTATCAAGAAGGCACATCTATAACATTAAAGATTCAATCGTGGAAAAGATTTCACAGAATGCACAATCTACACAAAAAATGACAGGTTAATAGCGATTTGTGTACAATCGGAGGCAGGACGGAGCGGCAGGATTTCATAGCACCAGTAAATTGAATATTGCTTACTAGATGCCCAACTGACACATATTTGACCTGTAGTGTTTCATGTAATCACCTCCTTTTGTTAATAAATTGATTGTCCTGTTTAAACTGTCAGCTGGGTAATATTGATAAACATTCATTTATGATGTCTTCATTATATGGTATGGACATAAGAATAATTGAAAAGACTTATACTGAGGTGATTATATGTGTTTACATGGTGTTTATAAAAAGTAAAAGTAATTAACCCAGATCAAACTAATAATATTGTGAATGTAGATGCTTGTATAGCTGATGAAATACAAAAACTTAATAATCAAGGTGTTATTACATTAGGTTGCTGTTGCGGTCATGGTAAGGCAGGTCAAATAGTAGAATATGAAAACAAATTTGGTAAATGGAAAACGCATCACGATCCTCCGATAACTTTGATTAAAGAAAAAGCGTTGAATTGGCTATAAACTTAGGGTATAAACCATATCCTTATTTTTATGCGACGGAGAAAATGGAGGGGTATGGCAGATGCAACTTAAAACAGGTTGTATTACCATGCAGGAATGTGAAGAGTGGCATCGAGATAATATTACTTTATCAGAAAGGCAAGGTGTACTCTAAAAGGAGAAGAGGAGCTGTAACTCCCCTTCATTTGTTGGATTATCCAGTATGTTGACTACGATAACACCAATAACAACCGTTATAACCATTTTGTAATAATCGGTAAACATAGTTGTAGTCATCAGTTTCTTCTTTCTTGATAATTTCATCCACTTGACAGTTACGAGTTAAATGATCGCGTCTATGGATTTCCTTTCCGGATCCATGGTTAATAATATATTTTTTCATTTTATCACCTCCTCAAAGATAATTTCGATCAATTAATTGGATTTTCCTGTTAATTTTGCAGGATTTTTAACTTATATGTCGAATAGATTGGGTTGAGGAGGGGAAATTATGTGGTTAACAATTTATAATGTTGTTAAAGAAATTTTAGAAATGCTTTATTTGTTGGCTGGTGTAGGGTTACTAATAGGGGTTTTTATTGCCTTAAACAATTTGATTTATTAAAGAAGGATATTTCGATAAAAAATCAAAGGGCTGCAGCAAGAAAAAGTACGGAAATGCTGTATATTTTCGCAACAGTTTTTCTGCCTAGTTTAAACGAATATCAAAAGAAAATAAAGGGTAAAATAAAACAGACTGATACTGTGAAATTTAATGGTGAATTTCATGTAGATATTGATAATATAGAAAAAGATGCGATAATCGAGGCACTTACAAAAGAGAAGAATGGACTTACTGATATCTTAAATCAGTTAGAATATTTTAGCGCATGTTTAGTTCATGGGGTAGCAGATGAAGAAATGGTGTTTTCTCCAATAGCAACTACATTTTGCGATTTTATAGAGAGAGAACATTTATTAATAAGTATACACAGATCAAAAAGTGATTCGAGTACAAATTACTATAATAATATGTTAAAATTATATAAAATTTGGAGTCATCGAATACAAGAATCCGATATTAAAAAGAAGCAAGATTCCTTGAATCAGAAGCTCTCTGATTTAGGAGTGAAAGATGAAGTTAAACCCATTGGATTTTAAGGAGGAATTTGCATGACTACTGACGCAATATCTGATGTTAAACAACTAGAGCGTTATTCAAATGCAGAATTAAAAGAGATGTTATTAAAAGAAGTCACAACAGGTTATAATTTTAATCAATTTCATCATAATGACAGTAGACAAAATTATACAAGACTAGCAGAAGCTTTTGAAAATATATCAAAATACAATTCCAAAAATATTTAGCACCCACTGTGGTGCTTTTTATTTTGAAGGAAATATCTCCCTTTTGTCGAATAAAACAATAAAACGCATAGGGGGTAGGGTTCAATGTTTAAATCTAAAGAAGAGAAGCAAGAAGCTAAAAGAGAAAAGTATATGAAAAAGTATCACCTAGACAATTTAAGCGAAAAGGATATGGAAATCATACAAGAGATTTCGAGTAATTCTGCTAAGATTGCTTCAACTGTAGGCATGTTAACGATGGATTCTAAAGAGCAAGCAAAATTATTACAATTGGAAAGCTTAGTTGCACAGAATTGGCTCATTATCCGAAAACTAGATGAAATTAGTCAAAAACTAGATAATTGATGAAGGCATCCTATCGGGTGTCTTTTTTATGTGGTGATATAAATGACTGAATACAAAACTAGAGAACAAAAACGCAAATTCTATGATAGTCGTGATTGGAAACGAATGAGGTTATATATCAAACAACGTGACAATTATGAATGTCAGGAATGTAAACGTAATGGCTTTGTTAAGATAGACACTAATGAATACAGTGAACAAGCTAAACGAAAGAAGATACAACTAGTAGTTGACCATATTAAAGATTTAGAAGATTATCCAGAGCTTGCGCTTGATGAAGAGAATCTCGAAACACTTTGTGTTAAATGTCATAACAAAAAGCATGGAAGGCATTTTGTATTTAAATTTAAGAGAAAGCCAACAAAGTGGGATGGAGACGAAAATGGTGATACCCCCCGCCTAAAAATTTTGGTGTTTTGCTGCTGGGGGCACCGGTGCAGGGGGAATCGACTTCCTAGATTTTTAACCAAATTCACACGTAAGGGGGGTGGGCATGTGTGACGAACAAATTAAGGATCGATGTGAGCACTGATAAAATCAAGCATTATCTGATGTCACGTATAGATACAACTAACCCAGTTGAGGTCGAAAAAGTTGGTAGGTATTTAAAGCATATTGAGATGTACAGACGAATGGAACGCAAAGTAAAAAATGAGGGTGAATCGGTCACAATCAAAAACGGGAGTCAAACTTTTATTAAGTCCCATCCTCTGTTAAATGACATGAGCAAAGTCAATACAGCAATTATAAATATCGAAAGAACTTTTAAATTTATCGATGAGGACAATGACAATCAACCTAAGTATTCAACGAGTGATCTAATTTAAAATGTTGAAAAACAAACATGTAGATTATTATATGGACCAATACGAAGCTGGCAAAATTAAAGTCAGTAAGTATTTGGTCCTTTTGTTTTCTTATTTAAAAAAGTACGTCCTCAATCGAGACGATCTCTACTTCGATGAAGTGACACACGAACGTTACATTGCTTTTACTGAAAAACATTATTTCAAGTTACAGCCTTATCAAAAGTTCATAACAGCATTTGTTTTCTTATACTACAAAGAAGGGGATCATCCGTTCTTTGAACAGTTCTTCTTATATATGGCAAGAGGTGCTGGTAAAAACGGTCTTATTTCGACTTTAACTCATTTCTTTATTAGTGATCTACATGGCATCAAAAAATATAATGTATCGATTGTGGCCAATAGTGAAGACCAAGCCAAAACATCTCATAAAGAAGTTTTTGATGTCATTGAACAGGATGGTAAAGAGGGAGTATTACAATCTCTTTTTCGCCATACAAGGTCAGAAATCGAGAGCAAAACCAATGGAAGTATTCTTAAATACCATACATCAAATGCCAAAACCAAAGATAGTCTACGCGATGGTTGTGTCATATATGATGAAGTTCATGAATATGAAGATTCAGCCATAGTAGATGTGTTTTCATCTGGCTTAGGTAAAGTTAAACATTCTAGAGAATTTTTTATTACGACAGACGGGTTTGTTCGTGGAGGTTACTTAGATGATTTAAAAGAGAGAGCTGAGCGAGTGTTACGTGGTGAAGCTCCGGATGATCATCTCTTGTTTTATGGCATGTTTAGATGAAGAAAGTGAGTTAGACGATGAAACGAATTGGCAAAAAGCTAATCCTATGTTTCATCCACCGATGAGCGATTATGCTAAAGAGTTATTTAGAGTCGTTAAAAGACAGTATATCAGCTTGGGGAACTCGAAACCATCTGCAAGAATCAAATTTATGACTAAACGTATGAATACGCCAGCTACGGATCTAACCACTTCAGTTGCTACCTGGGAAGAAATAGAAGCAACCAACAGGCCTTTTCCAGATTTAAACCATCGTACAGCGGTTGGTGGGTTAGACTTTGCATCTATAAGAGACTTTGCAGCTGTAGGTTTGTTATTCAAAGTAGGTGATGACTACGTATGGAAAACACACTCATTTATACGTAAAGGATTTTTGGATTCCGTTGAATTGAGACCACCTATTTATGATTGGGAAAAAGAAGGGTTCTTAACGATTGTTGATGAGCCAGTTATTAATATTAAACATATAGTTGATTGGTTTTTAGAAATGCGTGAGCATTACGGAGTGAATCGAATTGTGGCTGATACATTCAGGTTAGATTTGGTCAAGACGGCTTTAGAGGCAGAAGGATTTGAACTTATTTATATTCGGAATCCTAAAGCCATTCACAGTAAATTGGCTCCACGAGTCGAAACGATATTTGCTAACCACAATATAATTTTTGATGATAACCCGCTAATGCGTTGGTATACGAATAATGTTTACGTCAAAATCAAGAAAGATGGAAACAAGGAGTATTTGAAAAAAGATGAAGTTAGACGTAAAACAGATGGATTTCAAGCGTTTATTCATGCTTTATTTGAAGCAGATAACGTTTTGGAAGAGGAAGAAGATTTTTTCTTAGATGAGATAGCCTTTTAAGGGGGTGATACTATTTGGGTTTATTAGATATTTTTACTAAGAATTATGATGAGATTGATTTCATGTATGATATCGATTTATTAGAAGATACTTCTGATCGTATTTATTACAAAAAACTAGCCATAGCAACATGCGTTAATTTAATTGCAAGAACGATTAGTCAGTCAGAATTTCGAATTAAGAAAAAAGGTATTGTTCAGCATGATGAATTTTACTACCGAATGAATGTGAAGCCCAACCGAAATCAGTCGGCCAGTGAATTTTGGGATATGTTTGTTTACAAACTTATTCACGATAATGAAGTATTGATCATTAAAACAGATTCTGATGATCTATTAATTGCAGATGATTTCAGCCGAACTGAATATGCGATGATGGATGATGTGTTTAGAGAAGTAACCGTAAAAAACTATACTTTTCGTCGTACATTTTTATCTAGTGATGTAATCTACATTCCCTACAACAATGAAGATCTATCACGATTAATTAATAGTTTATATGCTGATTATGGTGAATTGTTTGGTCGAATGCTTGAATTTCAATTGCACAACAACCAAATTCGAGCAACAGTAGATACTGAAAGTGCTCACGCGAAAGATAAAGATACATCCACTAAATTGCAAAATTTCATTAACCGTATGTATGAAGCTGTTAAGAAAAAGACGTTTGCTATTGTACCGCAACAAAAAGGTTTTACTTACAAAGAAGAATCTAATCGAGCATCAGCAAGTGTAGATGAAATTAATAAAATAACAAATGGGTTTTTAGATCATGTGGCCAGAGCCTTAGGTATACCACCTGCTTTAGTCCGTGGGGAAATGGCCGATGTAGAAAAAAGCACACGCAATTTTATGACGTTTGGCATCGATCCAATAATTAAAAAATAAAAGACGAGTTTAGCGGAAAGTTCATTGAAAAACAAGATTATTTAAGTGGTGATCGTTTAGATATCAGGCGTCCGTCTTACCGTGATCTATTCGACTTAGCTTCAGCAGTTGATAAGCTTGTATCATCATCAGCATTTACTGGAAATGAAGTAAGGGAGGCAGCAGGATATGAACATTCAGATGATGAGTTATTGGACAAACATATCATCACGAAAAACTATACTGAGTTAGCAGATTTACTTGAAGGAGGTGATAAAGAATGAATTGGAAAGACGAACTCAAAAATATGATGAATAAGAAGTCGAGTATTCGTTTTGAGGCGAATGACGATAACAAAGAAGCTAAGCTCTATATTTATGGTCCTATTGGTGGGTTCCTGTTTAGTGAAAACAGCGCACAGGGCTAAAACGACGATTACATGGAGTAGATGCTGAAACAATCCATGTTCACATTAATTCACCAGGTGGTTCAGCATTTGATGGTGTGGCAATTAATAATTTACTAAAAAGTCATAAGGCGGATATTGTGGTTCATGTGGATGGTTTAGCAGCAAGTGCAGCATCGGTTATTGCGATGGCTGGTAATAAAATCATCATGCCTGAAAACACAATGATGATGATTCATCGAGCAAGCACCATTGAGTTTGGTAATGCCGATGATTTCGAAAAAACAGCATCTGATCTTCGTAAAATCGATTCAGCATTAGCAGCCTCTTATAAGAAACGTTTTGTTGGAACAGAAGAAGAATTGAATCGATTGTTAGATGACGAAACGTTTTTAACAGCTGAAGAAGCAGTTGCCTTTGGCTTAGCAGATGTGATTGGAGAAGAAATTGAGATTCCATCTCTAGAAGATGTGGATGACGAAGAAGATGATGATGAAGAATATGAGAACTTTAAAGAAAAGCTAGTTGCGAAATATGCAGCGCAAACTAACCTACAATCGAATGAACCAAAAGAGCCTGAACAAGATCCCGAATATAAGCGGAATCTTTCAGAGCTCTTTTTAAATTTATAAAATATTGGAGGAATGAGGAAAATGACAATTAAATTCAATAATTTTGAAGAAAAGAAGTTAGCATTTGCGAAGGCAACACAAAATGGCACAGAAGAAGAGCAGTCACAAGCACTTAATGAAATGCTTGAGTCATTAGCACAAGATGTTCAATCAGACATTCTAAATCAAGTTAATACTCAAATGGCTGATAATGCTGTGCTTCAATCACGCGGCCAAAATGTTTTAACATCAGAAGAATACAAATTCTTTAATGCGGTGGTTGAAGAAGGTGGATTTACTGACACTGAAATGCTTCCAAAAACGACACAAGAGCGTGTGTTTGAAGATTTAAGAAAAGAACATCCGTTATTAGATGCACTTGGATTACAAAATCTAGGAGCAGTCACAGAGTATATTTTTAGTAATCCAGAAGGGGCAGCTGTATGGGGGCCATTATTTGATGGAATCAAAGGCCAATTAAATGCTGCGTTTCGTAAAGTATCTATTAGTCAATTGAAGCTTACAGCGTTCATTCCACTTTCAAACGACATGTTAAAACTTGGTCCTGAATGGATTGAACGATATGTACGTACCATGATTCAGGAAGCGATGGCTGTTGGACTTGAACAAGGGTTTGTAGCTGGTTCAGGGCAAAACCAACCTATTGGCTTACTTAAGAATGTTAATAGTGAAACAGGTGCTGTTTCAGATAAATCATCATCTGGCACACTTACATTCCAACGTGGCGAAACAATGATTGATGAATTAGCTGGAGTTGCAGAAAAATTAGCTATATACACAGATGCGAATGGAAAAGAACAAGTTCGTAAAGTGGAAAATAAGCTTGTCATGGTGATGAATCCAAAAACAGTTTCCGTATTAAAGCTAATGCAACCATTCAAAACGCAAGTGGAGTATACGTGACAAACTATCCACTTAACTTTAAAGACTATGAATCTGTATTTGTTCCTGAAGGAAAGGTATTGTTCTTCCTTCAAGGTGAATATCTAGCAGCAATGGGTGGCCGAGATCCTATCAAAAAGTTTGAACAAACAATGGCGCTTGAAGATGCAACGGTTTATATTGCAAAACAATATGCGACAGGTAAACCGAAAGACAATAATGCGGCTGCGGTTTATGATTTAGATCTAGGTGGCTCAACCACAACTACAACTACGACAAGCGCATAAGGAGTGAGTGAATCATGGGTGTTCAGACAAATACTCAAGTCACTCAAGAAATACTAGAAGAGTTTAAAGAGCGTATGCACATTACTCATAATTCAGAAGACAGTAATCTTCAGCGGTTGCTGTCTTTTTCTGTTCATAGTTTACAACGCAAATGTGGGCCATTTGACATTAATGAACATGAAGGAGCTAAAGAACTAGTATTCGAACGTACTCGGTACGCTTATAATGATGCCATTGAATATTTTGAAGATAACTTTTTAAGTGAGATAACAAGTTTAGGAATTGATTTACTTTCAGAAGAAACAGATGAGACAACGACTACAACAACCACCACAACAAAGTCTGGGGTGTAATGATGAGGAATTTTAAATATAAACCTCCACGTGTGCATACAGGTGAGCTAAGAACACCTGTTATTTTTATGAATATGTGCCAAACGAAGGACCTTACCCAGGTGAAAAGGAAAAGAATGAACTTTTTAGAACATGGGCTAAAGTTGACGAGGTGTGGTTAAGAGATGCAGAACAAGCAAAAGCAAATGGGACACTTTCTGATATCACAATTACGATTCGAGATCCTCAAGCTGAATATATCCCAAACAATAAGCACTACGTCGAAATTGATGCACCTGAGTATCAAAACAAACGTTATAACGTTAAGCAAGCACAGCCTGATCTTCAACATAAATCTTTTATTAATGTGATTGCGAGTTTAACGTCATGAGTGTCAACATAACCGGCTTAGAACAACTAATAAATGAACTGGAACAACGTCTTGGTAAACAAGCAATGCAACGAATTAGTGATGAGGCTTTAAAAGAGGGCGCTAAAGTGTTTGTGAAGGAATTAAAAAGTCAATTTGAATCCTTCAAAGATACTGGAGCATCTATTGATGAAATCACTATTTCTGAGCCTATGTGGGATAGTGGTGTCCGTACGATTAAAGTACATTGGAGAGGCCCAAAAGATCGTTATCGAATTATCCATCTCAATGAGTTTGGTACGGTACAAAATCCGAACCCACGAGGTAAAGGGGCTATTGCAAAAGCTTTGCGTAATGCAGAGAGGACCTACCGCCAAACCGTTAAAGAGGTAATCGAAAGGGGGATCTAATGGAATATCAATTTTATGAAGCTTTTAAAGTGGATCCGATTATTCAAGAAAAAGTTGGCCAAAGGATTAAGTTTTATAAATATCCGAACACTGAGGATCTAGAAAAAGGTCCATTTATTATTATTGATCCTTTAGATCCTCCATTACCATCAGATTATGCAGATAATAAATGGCTAACAGAAGATTATCTATATCAAATTGAAGTTTGGTCATTTAATAAAACAGACCGTGACCTTGTGGCTAAACAAATTCAACAGATTCTTTGGGATCAGTTTAACTTTGGTAACTATGGTGGCGGTGTTGATGAATGGGATCAAGATTTAAATGTTTACCGTGATGCTAGACGTTATCGCGGTAAAAAATATGTTAACTAATAAGAGGAGGAAAATCTATGAAAAAAGATAGACTGCTAAAGCTAAACCTGCAGCATTTCTCAGAAAAAAACTATAAAGCATCAACCGGAGTTGATGAGTTTTATTATGCTGTACTGAATGAATCAAGCGATACGGGTATTATTAATGGTTCTATTGAACGCATTAAGTTTGCTCAAACGATTACAGTTGAATTACCGCAAGAAGCTGTACGTGCTTATGGTGATAACAAAACAGCTGAAATTGCTGTTTCGAATGGTAACGTTACCGTAACGGGTGCATTTCATAAACTACCAGTAGAGGACCGTCAAACATTGTTAGGTCTTGAAACGGTGGAGGGACTAGGTTCTTATGGTGAGGGGGACAATCCTCCATACGTTGCTTGTGTATTTGCTAAAACTCATGAGGATGGTTCAAAAGAATGGGTTGGGTTAACTAAAGGCATGTTTATGCGTCCAACCATTAACGCACAGACAAAAGAAGATACCACAGCTTTTCAGAACCAAGAAATTTCAGGAGAATTTATGGAGCGTAAAGTCGATGGGTTTACAAAAGAAAAGTCCGTAGTATTTGGTTATGATGCGGATGGTGAAACCACTAATCGTGATGCTTTATTTAATAAAGTTTTTGGAGTCGCATATCCTGATACGACGACAACGACTACCACAACAAGCGCGTGATTATAAATGAAATATATTTTATGTCAGCCTGCCATTAAACGTTTTGAATGGGAGCTGGAAGTGTGTATTACTAGATTACAAAAACTAGGCATTCGTCACATTGTGCTGTTGTTCACACGGCATGATGAACGGGTGCCTGTTTATTTGCATGAGAATTATGGTGTTGAGATACATGTGTATGATGATGTTCGTGAGGATAAAAGTTACATTCCTTCTGTTAAACCCTATCTATGGAAGCGATATTTAGAAGAAGATCCTTCAAGGGAAATGGAAACATACTATTACTTGGATAGTGATGTACTGTTAAGAGAATTACCTAATGTCCAACCAACTAAAATAAATGGTTGGCTTCATCATGTGAAAGTTATTTAAGCGTTGAGTATATAGATAGTAAAGGTTCTGATTTACTAAAAAGAATGTGTGATGTTGTAGGCGTTGATTGTTCACTGATCAGAAAGAAACACCCTATCGGAGGAGCTCAATGGATAATCAAACATCCAACTCATGACTACTGGAATAAAGTTTTTGAGGATTCTATCAAACTATATAACTTTTTAAGCTCAGTAGAAAGGGAGTATGTACGACAAAATGATTCTAATTATACTCCTATTCAAAAGTGGACAGCAGAAATGTGGGCGCAGCTATGGAATGTCTATCATTTCGGTAAGGATGTAGAAACTCCTAATGAATTAGATTTTTGTTGGCCAACCGATAATGTTGAAAGATATTATCAAACGAAAATCTATCATAATGCTGGTGTGATGAATGATCACCAGCATTTTATTTTATAAAGGGAAATACGTGAATAAAGTACCCTTTAAAGATTCGTTTAAGCATGTAGATAAAAATAAAGCTTCTATCAAATATGTTGAAGCGATTAAGGAGGTTATTCAAATGGCTAAGTATGAAGTGATTGAAGGTTTTCATGATCTAGAGGATGATAAAGATTATTTTGTGGGTGATCGATTCCCTAAACCAGCTAATAAAAGGTTAAGCAAGAGCGACTAGATGAACTAGCTTCATCTGACAATAAGGCAGGAAGACCATTAATTAAGAAAGTCGAAGAGCAGGAGTAATCCTGCTCTATTTTAATTTGAAGGAGGATTTAACATGGCAAATTTAAAGCGACACATGATCGAGCTCATTACAGAAGTTAAAGATGGTGAATTAGTTACAAAGAAATACTTAACACCGATGTTTTTACCTCTATCAGTCGTTTATGAGGCTATAGATTTAATGGCTGAAATGAAAAATGTCAATGTGAATAATGAGAAAGAAATGATTGATAAATTATTAGAATTCGTTGCTGACAAAGCCTATGGTGGTCAGTTTACAAAAGAAGATTTATTTAAGGGCCTTCATGCCCCAGATGCCATGCGTATTTTACAAGATCAAGTACTTTTTGTGGCCAGAGGTGATCAAAATATTGAAACAAAAAGTACCTGGAGAAAATCAGTTAGTTGATGATGATTTTACACCAGAAAAACAAAAGCAATATTTAGACGAGATTATTTTGAAAATGATGAAGCAAGGTAAGGACATCAATGATGTACTCAATATGCCGTTTAATTTTGTTCTTGAATTACTATCGAAAGAAACGAAACCTAGAGAAGAAACATCTCTAATTACCGCCTTTGGCGGTTAATTTTTATCCCTCTATGAAGGGAGGTTAACCATTGGCAGAAAGAATTGAAGGGTTAAATATAGGGCTTGAATTAGATCACTTAGCTTTGGAAAGAGGTCTTACGGGTGTAAAAGACCGACTAAAAACCGTTAACTCAGAAATGCGTAAAAATATGAGCGCATTTGATCGCGGAGATCGTTCAATCGGAAAGTATGAGACACGTCTTCAAGGACTCAATAAAAAGTTAGAAGTTCAGAAAAAGGTAACAGAAGAGTCCTATAAAGAGTATCAAAAGATGGTTGATGAGCACGGGCAAGGTTCTAAAGAAGCAGAAAAGGCTGAACGTGCTTACAATAATCAAGCAGCTGCACTAAATAACTTAGAGCGCTACGTCCAACGTACAACAGATGAACTAGAAGAAATGCGTAAAGAACAGGCGTTTCAAGAGTCTACTTGGGGGAAACTTAGCCAAAATTTAGATCAGTTTTCAGGGAAGTTAGATAAAGTCGGAGATTCATTAACCAGCATAGGATCCACGGCAACAACTGGTTTGACCGTTCCTATTTTAGGGGCAGGAACGGCTTCCTTAATGACGGCAGGTAAGTTTGAAGACGCTTCGGTTCGTATGCAAAATTCCCTTGGATTAACAGCGGAAGAAACTGAACGTATGACGGATATTGCGCAATCCATTTATGAGGATGGGTATGCACAAAGTCTTGAAGAAGTAGACCACGCTATATTACAAACAAGGCAAAATATTCGTGATTTAAATGATGAAGAGTTAGAGGATATTACACGTAAAGCCTTACTTTTGTCTGAAACATTTGAATCAGATGTTAATGAAGTGACAAGAGCTGGAAACAACCTTATAAAAGGGTTTGGTTTAGAGGCTGATGCTGCGTTTGACTTAATGGCGCGTGGTGCACAAAATGGTCTCAACTTTTCAAATGAGATGTTTGATAACTTAAGTGAATATGCTCCTTTATTTGCTGATATGGGTTTTACAGCTGAAGAATACTTTCAAATTCTTGAAAAGGGTATGGATGAAGGTGTTTATAATCTTGATTATTTAAACGATGCTGTTAAAGAATTTGGTGTTCGATTAGCGGATGGATCCGATACGACAAAAGATGCATTATCTCAGTTATCAGATGATACTCAAGATTTATTTGAAGCGTTTGAAGATGGAGAAGCAACAGCTTCTGATGTTTTTGACTCCATTGTTAAAGATTTAAATGATTTAGATGATACAACCGCTAACCAAGTCGGTGTAGATTTATTTGGTACGAAATGGGAAGACCTAGGTGCAGATGCCATTTTAGCACTAGAAGATATTGATGGTGAATTAGACAATGTAGATGGTTCCATGGATCGTATGGCCGGTAATGTTGAAGAAACATTTGGTCAACGCAAAAGACGAATTTTACGAGAGTTTGAAACAAGCCTATTACCTGTTGGTGAAATTCTACTAGATTTTAGCGAGGATGTTTTACCAGAAGTAACAGAAGGAGTTACAGATTTAGCTGAATGGTTCGATAGTTTAGATACATCAACACAGAAAACGATTTTATCTACTGCAGGATTTTTAGCTGCATTAGGACCTGTTAATTTCATGTTAGGTAGTACATTTAAGACTGTTAGTACCCTTACAAGTGGTTTAAGTCAAGTTACTCAAGTATTAGGAAAATCTAATGGTGTTGGCTTAATTTCAAGGTTAGGTATGTTGGGTCCAGCTGGCATAGCTGGTGTGGCAATTGGTGGTCTCACACTGGTAGGCGGAGCTATTAATAAACTGACAAGTACTACGAAAGAGCTGAATGACATTTCATTTGAAACTGCTGATTCATTTATGAATCAATATGAAACAACAGATCAGATGATTGGCCAATTTGAAAAGTTGAGAAATCAATCGGAATTAACAAAAGATGAATTTGCGAGATATGTAGATTTACATGCTGAGTTAAAAGATGCTTCCGATCCTAAGGTTATTGAAGATATTGAAAAAGAAATGGCGGGTCTAAAAAAAGAGTCTGGATTATCAAACAAACAACTCGACACCATGGTTAGTTTAAATAATGATTTAGTAGACCAATTACCAGGTGCAACAGAAAAAATAACTGATCAAGGTGGCAAAATAGCAGGTACAACTAGTGAGCTACGAAAATATAATGATGAAATGCTTAAGATGGCCACATTAGAATTAGAAGGCGAATATTATGAGGTTTTAGAAAACCAAAGCATATTAGCTCAAGAACTTACCAAGCAACAAGATAGTTTAAATGCATCTAAAGAAAAACAAGCAGAGGTTGATAAGCTACTAAATCAGTATACCGAGGAGGAACTGAAAGACCTAAAAGAGGAAACAAAAGAGATCATTCAACAAAACCAGACACACGGTATGCGAAGTGAATTATTAGCTGGTCAACGTAAAGAAATGAATAAAAAACGTAAACAAGCTCAAGATTTACTTAGATTAATTGAAGGTGGAAGACAAGGACTAAAAGAACAGTCATTGGAGTTACAACAACAAATTAATAGCAAAGAACAGCAGATAGTAAAAACAGAAGAAGAAATCAAACAACTTAATATTGTAACGAGTCGCTTACAGGAACATTATTTAACGTCGGCTGGCATTTCTAAAGAAAAAGCTAGACAGGCTATTCAAGATAAAGATTCCATTGGCTTAGTTGAGGAACGTATAACAAAATTAGAGGAAGAACGAAACAAGTTATATGAACAAGCCACTCCAGCTGAACGTAAAACAGAACTTTTTCAGGAGTCTGTTAACAAAATAGATGAGGAAATCAGAGGATTAAAAGATGCTAAAGGAAATATTGAAAATTTAGTATCTGTCGCTGGTGATTACAATAAAGAACTCGGAGAACGAGTGGATAAAACCATCAATGCGAATGTATCACCATCTGTTAGAGATATTAATGCAGCGTTATCCGAACCCATTAATCGAAAAGTTAATGTGAGTATAGCTGATTATACAAGGAGCCAAGCTTCAGCATTAACATCAGCTTATGGACTTTCTTATGCTGATGGGACTAATTTTCACCCAGGTGGTACAGCCCTTGTGGGTGAAGAAGGTTGGGAATTAGCGCGTTATAAAAATAGGTGGGCAGCACTGCCACTTGGAATCTATGATCTCCCAAGAGGTACTCAAGTTTTTCCACATGATGAATCAAAGCAGTTAGCTGCAAACGCAATCCCAGCTTATGCGGAAGGTGTTCGCCCTCCAAGTGAGTTTATGAAACTACTTGCCTTATCTAGTAGACAAAGCGATTCATCTAGTTCATCAAATGAAGGGAATCACCTAATGAAAGTGATGGTTGACAAATTAAGTGAGCAGGTTCAAGACACCAAACAGATGATTGCGCTATTAACTCAATTGCTTATGAAAAATACAACAATTGAATTGGACAGTGAAGCTGTGGGTAGATTAATTGAACCTTATATTTCAGAGCAACAAGAACGAAATAATAGAATCATAGAAGCTTTCAGGTAGAAAGGAGGTTATGTATTGACTGAATCTTTCACATTTAACAATATCCGAAAACCGTGGTTGCATATGCTTCATGGAAGAGTGAAAGCTCCATTTGCCCCTGTGTATAGACATTTATTAACGGTACCTGGGATGGATGGAGCTCATTTAAATTCTTCAGAAGTTCGTCCTCTAACAATTAGACAACCAATCGGATTTAAATTTAATGATGAAGCACATGATCTAAATTTAAAAGATGAATTGGCAGAATGGCTTATTACTGATGAACCTGTTCCTTTACAGTTTGATGATGAGCCTGATAGAACGTATTTTGCACTTGTTCAAAATACATTAGAGGATTTTGATAAATTCGCAGATCTTAGAACGGGTACCATTCAATTTCTTTGTTTAGATCCATATGGTTATGGTCCTGAACAAGAAATCCCTTTAGTAGGAACAACGGGAACCGTGATAAATGTTAAAGGTAATGCAGTAACTAAACCAATTTTTGAATTAGAAGTCCTTTCACCGATTACATTTGCAATGGTTAGTAATGGAGAAGAATTTATGCTAATCGGTCAACCAATAGATGTAAAGCAAACTCCTGTTAATGAAGAAGAAATAATATTTCATCATCATATGGAATCGATGACTGGATGGGTGGAAACAAACGTTATTTCAGAAGGCTATATCAATGGTTCAATGGATTATGATGAAACAGGATTTTTCCCAATATTTGCTGAACCTAATCCAGATGAACAGGAGTGGCATGGTCCAGCTATGAAGCACAGTCTTTCTGAAGCAGTTCAAGATTTTAAAGCTGACATGGGTTTTAGGTTTTATGCTGAATCAAAAGGTGGTTCTAACGGGAGAATTGAAATGTATGGCTTAGATGCAAATAACTCTATAGTGTTTAGAGCTTTTATAGAGGATAAATGGATTGGCCAAGATCATTTTGGTGTTCAATTAGAACTAAATGGTGGAGAGGTTACGGAATACCTCACGTTACCTAAAACACTAGAAGATATGTACGGCAGAATGAAAGTGATTCGAGAAGGTAATACATGGACACTAATTCTTCAGTTACTAAGAAGTGGAGCTGGACAAATTGTTGATAATGAGTGGAGACGAACCATTGAATCAAACCAGTCTACGCAAGAAGTTTCACAGATTCAATTATCCTTTCAAAAATTCTTTGATTCGAACGAGGAAGACATGAAAGTGTTATTGATGCGTTGTTATAAATTAAATGATGTCCAAGGTATTCCGTATATTGCACAACCAGGTGATATGATTACGTTTGATCACCGAGACAAGCAACCATATGATCCAGAAATTCGAATTAACGGTGAATTACGAAACGATCTTAAAGATTTTGGGGCCACACCATTCAGTTTAAAACCAGGAGAAAACACCTTAGCTTTATTACCAGAAAATGCCCTTCAAGGCACGCTTCGCTATCGTCCAGCTTATAAGTAAGGAGGTGAGCTATGTTGCCATCACTCATTCATTTAGCTGATAAGCAAACAGGCAGCATTTTGTCTTTTATTACTGAGAGAAATTATTGGCGTGATAACCGACGAATAGATTTAAATACCAATAGTGACACCTTTGAATTTACTACTTTTTCTAATAAGGATTTTTCAAAACATATACAAGATCAAAACCGTATTGTGATTCCAGATAAAAAGGTTGGCTATGCGGAATTTATTATTGACGAGCATATCGAAAGACTTAATCAAAATGGTAGTCATGATATCCACGTATGGTCATCTGCTAGTTATTTACGATTAAAAAAGGCAAAATTATCAATCCTCAAGAAACAACGGCTGAAACAGCTACCTTTCATGTTACTGAAACATTAAAAGATACAGGTTGGAATGTTGGGGAAATAGCTCATACACCTTACGGTCATTCAAAATAGAAGAGCATACTAATCCATACAGCTTTTTAAAAAGAATTGCCAGTGAATTTAATCTCGAATTACAATTTCGAATCGCCATTGAAAATGGCAAGGTTGTTAGATATGTAGACATGATTGAACGTATTGGAAGGTGGAGAGGCTTTGAAGTAACGTTTGGCCAAAACCTATTAGGCATTGAACGAAAAAGTAAATCAACTAATGTCGTAACGGCACTACTGGGCGTTAGTCCACCTGATATAGATGGCAATGTCAAAACGACACTCATAGAAGATCAAGATGCTTTAAAACGTTGGGGTGTACCAGACGGAAACGGAAACTTGCAACATTTATATGCGGTCTATCATCCTCAATCGTCTGATCAAAATATGACTCAAGAACGGTTGGATACTTTAACTGAAAACGAGTTAGAAAAACGAGTGAATGCCACAATCGAATATAATACTGACATCGCTACACTATCTAACAAATTAGGACAACAAGTATTCATTGGAGATACCGTTCGAGTTAAAGATGAAAAATTTACCCCTGCTTTATATCTAGAAGCTAGAGTTCATACATCTGAAGGAAGTATAAAAGAAAATGCTAGAACTAAAATTGTCCTAGGTGATTATATTGAATTTACTCAAGAAGAAGTTATGTCAATTTGGCGAGGGTTACAGAAGCAAATTGCATTTAATTGGTCAAGATGAACTAGCGGATTACACGTATGAAAAAACACAGATTGATAGTAAAGATGATTCTATTTATACAGACAGTACATCATACGCTTTTACACAGGCTCAAGAAGCTCAATCAAACGCAGAACAATACGCTTATGATAATTACAATCCTATCAAAAATACGGTTGAAATGAACCAAGATGTTTGGAATCGAGCTAGCGTTTTTAATAGTGATGGAACATTAAACGTTGACTGGTTATCAGGTCAATTAACAGATGATCAGATTGCGAGTGCTGGTACTTGGAATGGACAGGTACGTATATTGATGAAAATGGCGTTTACACTGGTGTTGTAGTGGCAAGTCAAATTGTCGCAGATGCATTGAGTGCAATATCATCCAATATTGGTACTATTAACGCTGGTGAAATCTACGGTGTTTATATAGAAGGTTCTGAGATTGTTCAAAACGCAGGTAGTGGACATACCAGCATCCACTTGAATAATGAAGGATTGATTGTTAGAGATAGCAATAACAATGATCGCCTAGCCATTGTAACGGATGAATATACTTTCCAAGGTGCGAATCCATCTAGTATTTATTTTGAGCCAAACACATCAGAAGAGTTTATTTTAGGGACATTTCACGAAGGCTTAGGTGAGGCGTTTTTAGGATTTGTAAATTATCACAGTGGTTACTTTTTCAATATTAGAAATCGCGGTGGAAGAATCAACATTGATTCAGATGAAATCTATTCTTATGGTAATCACATCATGCAAAGTAATGGTCCAGGTTTGCAATTAGATGGAAGAGACCACTTTTATATAGAATTTTACAAAGCAGGAAAAACGAATGGTCGTAGTGGTTATTTTGGTTATCCTAATTCATCTTCTAACGATGTTACATTTGCTAATGAGATGAACAATGGTTGGATTAGCTTTAATGCCGTTGGTGGCGGAAGTAGTAATAGAGTAGTTGATATGAGGGCTAACATTGGCTCAGACAATAACGTTTCATTACGATTACCTGGTTTGAGTAGTTACACCACTTCATCTAGTCCTAACGCGTATATTAGTGGGGCCTATCATTTGATTCGTTCAACATCTGCAAGAAAGTACAAGAAGAATATTGAGCCTTTAAAAGAAGAATACGCTTTTAATTTTTTTGAGAAAGCACAACCTGTTTGGTATCAGTCGAAGGCAAATGCGGATCCAGATCAATACGGTTATTATGGTTATATTGCGGATGATTTAGCTCCTATTGAGCCTAGGCTTGTTAAATTCAAAGACTATGATGAAAATGGAAATCCTTATTTTGAACCGAATGGTGAAGTGTATGAATGGGCTGAACCAGAAGGTATACACTACGACCGAATAAGTGCGCTACATCATGTTGTGATGAAAGTTAAATTTGACGAATACGATAGTCGATTAGAAGAATTAGAGTTTGAAAATCAAACTTTAAAAGAGCGCGTGAAGCTTTTAGAAGAAGCATCTTAAGTAGGAGGTAACTAAATTGAAAGTAACTGTAAACGACATATTTCTATTGCATGATGGGCTATCTTTATTGGGAGAAAAGGAACTACCAGTAAAGGTAGCTTTTAAATTGCAAAAAACTTAAGGCATGTCGGTGAGGAATTCGAAACAGCCCAAAAATTGCGGTCCAAAATTGTTGAGAAGTATAAGGAAAGTGAATTAGACAATGGAAAGGTCAAAATAAAAGAAAATAAATTAGACCAATTTAAACAAGACATTGATGAACTTTTAAATCAACATGTGGAAGTTCAATTACAGTTAATATCTTTAGATGAATTAGAAGGGATAAAAGTAGCACCAAGTGTTTTAAGTAAAGCACATAAAATTTTAAAGGGATAGGGAAGGATGTGATATTTATGATTAAAAACCTTGATGTGAAAATAAACAATGTACAATTTGTTAACACAAGAAACGAGTCAAAAATTCATATCCACTTTAGGGGTGTCGATTCAAATAATCAAATCAACATTAATGGTTATGTACCTGTTTCAAATGAAGAGTATGAGGCGAATGCAGGTGTAGAAGAGCTACAAAAACTAGTTAAAGATAAACTGATTGAAGAATTAACCGCTTAATTTATGTTGCCCCCAATATACAATCACAACTATTAAACACAACACTTCAATTACTTACGAAAAATTATTTAGTTGTATATAATTTATATAAATTAATTTAAGGAGGTCATTGATGTGTTGTATGAGAAGATGACTAAGAAGGAAAAGATTTTAAGGATGCATGAATTTGGGATGAGGCAAGTTGACATTGCAAGAGAATTGAAGACTTATACTAATTATGTTTGGAAAGTGATTAATGAACATAAACCTAAGTCAAGATAGTAATTAGACACTATGAAGAAAGACACCTCTTAATATACAATAGAAATAAAATGGAGGGGTGGTTATATGGACAATAAATATTTTCCGAACAACCCTAATGAACTAGATAGAATCATGCGTTTATATGAACAAGAAATACAAATCCGCAAAGAATGGATGAATGAATGCGTAGTACAATTGCAACACGCTTTGAAAAATAGTACGCCCTCAATGGTAATCCATTATGCAACTTCTGTAATTAATCAAGCAATGGTAATAGTAAGAATATTAGACAAGGATGCTACAAGCTCTAGACCGAAGGATAAAGAAAGATCAAAGGAAAGAGCAAAAATAATTCATGATAGAAATCCAGAACTAATTGAACCACCAGAAATGTTAAGGAAGATTAGAAATGATTATGAACATTTTGAAGAGCGAATGGATGATTGGGCTACAACATCTGTTAGTAAAAATTATGTAGATTTAATTGTTTCTGATTCTGAATCTGGTGGAATTTCAGGAATAGAAGAGACAGATAAATTCCGACAACTTACTGCGGGATATCTCACTTTTTGGAACACTGAAGTTGATTTACAAGAAGTAATAAATTGGGTTGGCAAAGTAAGTAGGACAATAAATAATTAAATATTTTATTTTTAAGCCAATAACGGGTTTATTGTTGGTATTACGAGAGGTGACTAACCTCTCTTTTTTAATGACCAAAATTAAAGGGAGGTCAAACTTATGATTATTAAGGAGATGAAACAAAGATGGGAAGTGTTAATTTGTCTTATTTAGAAGCAGCACATTTTTATTTGTTTGGAGAAGTGAAATTTCTACACTTGTTACTATTATTAATGGCACTGGATATTATCACAGGTATTTTTAAAGCTCTGAAAAATGATAACTTGTGGTCTAGAAAGTCACTATTTGGCTACGCTAGAAAATTACTCATTTTAGTTGTAATTATTTTGGCCAATGTGGTTGATCAAATATTAGGTTTGAATGGTGCAGTCACGTATGCGACTGTGCTTTTTTATATTGCGAATGAAGGTTTAAGTATTATAGAAAACTTAGCAGCAGTAGGTGTCTTATTACCACCAGGATTAGCTGACAAATTGAATAGCATTAATGAAGATAACAAAAGTGTAACCCAGGAAATGCGCGAGGAATTCTCAGATAAGGAGCGTCGATAATCATGGCAACATTTATTTATCCAACCGTCAAAAGAGTAACGAGTGAGTTTAGGTCAAATTCCAGACCAGACCATCATGGTACTGATTTCGCGCAACCCGGTTACCACGAAATTAAGGCGGTAGCTAATGGAAAAGTAACTCGTTCTTACGAATCAGATTCTTACGGTCAGTGTGTTATGATCGAACACAAAATTAATGGTGATACATGGGAATCTGTTTATGCTCATATGCGTGATGGTTCACGTAAAGTTTCTGTAGGTGACAAAGTTAAGCAAGGACAAGTTATTGGTGTCATGGGTAATACCGGTCATTCATTTGGCCAACATTTACACTTTGAATTGCATAAAGGAAACTGGAACATTAATAAAACTCATGCAGTGGATCCAGAGAAATATTTAGGTAAAAACTTATATTCACCTAATTTAAAAGTTGATGGTAAGTGGGGCACTAAAACAACGAGAGCTCTTCAAAAAGCCTTAGGTACTGTAGAAGATGGTATCATTAGTGATCAATTAAAAAATGATGTAACTAAAATGATTGTCAGTGGTATTACGTTTAGCCAAGGCGGAAGTTTGGTGATTAGAACCTTGCAACGTAAAATTGGTGCTACCGTTGATGGCTACTTAGGACCTGAAACGGTTAGCGAACTTCAGAAATATTTAGGTACACCAATTGATGGTGTAATCAGCGATCCAAGCCTAGTGGTTAAAGAACTTCAAAGAAGATTAAACAAGGGTAACTTCTAGGTATAAATGACTCACGGCAGTAAATGCTAATATCGTGGACTGATCACAAACATTGTCCCGTCTCAAAAGCCCCTCAGATTGAGGGGCTTTTTACTTAAAAATTCATTAATTATGCCGATACAAATTATATATTGTAAACAGTTATGTTTGAAGGTTTACTAATTCTTTTGTATTATAAAATGTAATGAATATTAATATGGTGGTAAAATGATACAATTAAAAATGGTCGAAGACATAATTCCTAAAGACACCAGCGTCATAAAATATGATATATATAAATTGTGTGAAATTATTTTGGAGATATCCAGTATACATAGCGATTTTTCTAATGAATCTTTAACAGGTAGTGATATAAATCTAAAAAGAACGAAAGTTAATGATATATTAAAAAAAATGTAGGAGATGAGGACGCATACTCAATAATACCTGGTTATTTATATAATCTACGTCAATATTTAAATGAGCTTGAATTTTTAACTGTAGAACTTGATCTAGATTATATTTATAATGATTTAGACTTTAGGCTGAGAGTAAAACAACCGGAATCTATTATATATAAATTAGGTCATTATAATAATGGGAAGAGAGAAAATGGAAAAATACCATTAAATAAATGTTTGAATGATTTATTAGGATTTAGGATTTCTTTAGAAGGTTTTGATCATGAATGTGAAGAATTTAAAAAAATGTGCAGGATAATTAAAAAGTTTTATAAAATAAAGTATATAGACTCTTCAAAAGGGGAATATAAAGCTACACATATATATTTTTATGGTAATAACAATAAGTTTTACCCCTGGGAGTTGCAAATATGGTTACCAGAAGATTTTCAAACTAATTATGATTCACACGAAAAACACAAGCAAGAATACATAAAATCTGCTAGTATACATAAAGATGCATTTAAGGAGGTGTGACATTTGGCTTTTCATTTTATGTTAATTATGAGTCACTATAGACGCGGGCGTAGAATAGGCTGGCACTATTCTTCAGATGTAAAATTGGATAAACAGGAAATAAATGAACTTCTTCATAAAATAAAGAAAAAAATGTGGAGATATGCAATTTGGGATTCATAAATTATCTACTGATTCAACTTCCTTAGATTCTGTTTTTGAAAAGATAAATTTTTTGAAGATGTTATATTTACGCAAAACAAGGAAGAGTTTTTAGACCTGGTAACAAGCGATAGAGAATTAACTGCATATGATATTTCAAAATTTATTTGTCTGTAGTACCAATGTCACATTTAAAACTCCAAAAATTTTATATTATTGTTATGCTGAATTTTTAAAGAAAACTGGTGAAAAGTTATTTGAAGAACCAATTGTATCTTATAAATATGGACCTGTGGTGGAAAGCGTATTTAATAAGTTTACTGTTCATGGTTCTTCAGTGATTGATTACCAAGAAGATGAATCATTTATTATTAAACCAAATGAAGTTGTGGCCACTCCGTCATTTATTAAATTGTCCTTATCTGAGCATGGGTTGGTGGCTACTGAATGTATTTTAAGTGTATTAAGTGAATATGGACAAGAAAAACCGTTTAATCTTGTTAGAAAAACTCATAAAGTAGGTGGCCCGTGGCAACGGGTGTACAGAGAAGGGTTTAATAGAGAAATAACTGATGATTTAATTATAAGTTATCATGATATTGTGAAATAAGGAGAGTCATATGACTCTCCTTAAAATATATCTGCAATTTCGTTTGTTAAACTCCTGCATAATTCATTAGTTTCATTAACATAACTCCGTTTTGGTTTGGAATTGTCTATATACAAATCCCAATCCTCATAATACCAATAATACTCCCATGTTTCTTGAGTCACTAAATGACCTTCAAAAATGTAATCCATTAAAATATCACCTCCTAACTCTAGAATCGAGATTAAAAGAAGATTAGTGTTAAAAATTTAATTGAGTTTTCAAATTATAAACAAGTCATTAAAATCCTATCACTTTTTGTCGAAATAAATAATATGTAAGTTGAGATATAAAGTGGTAGAGGTGAAATTAGTGTCTAAGAAAAGAACCCCAGATTCATTGTTTAATGAAATTGCACAAGATAACGAGGTGTTACAACGATTTAAACATCATTCATTAAGAGTGATGTATCTATCTTCGATGCTAGCAAAAAAAGTTGGCGTCTACGATGAAGATTTACATATTGCTTCATTACTACACGACATTGGTAAAATAGGCATCAGCAAAGAAGTGTTATTTAAGAAAGATAAATTAACTGGACTAGAATGGACAATTCTTCAAAGTCATAGTCATGTTGGTAATTTGATTGTGAGAAAAGAACTTGGAAAGACGCGAGCAGCTGAATTTATAAGAGATCATCATGAGAATTGGGATGGTACTGGGTATCCACGCAGGTTAATGGGTGAGGAAATTTCTATCCAAGGTAGGATTATAAGGGTATGTGACTCTTTTGATGCCATGACCTATGACATGAGAGATTATAAATTAACAAAATGTCTTATAGAGAGGCATTTGATGAGTTGGAAAGATGCTCCTGGAAAGAATTTGATGGTAATTTAGTTCAAGATTTTATCTCGTTACTAATAGAAATTGAATTACCTGACTCCTGGTATGATAGTTTTGATTCAACGTTCATGGAGAATATATTTAAGAAATTAGATAATCCAACAGATATACTATAAAAACAACCCCAAACTAGGGGTTATTTTTCCTCTTCAATTACTTTCACAATTTTTTTTTTTCTAAATCTTCAACAGCTTTATCTTTGGAATACTGGCTATCATATTTAAGCTGGCAAGCTACTTCTAATATCTGAGTGATTAAAGCATGTTTATCATATTTTTGTTGCAAGTCCAC